GACAGTCTCTTCCGTTTTTTTCTCGGCGACCTTTTCAAGCTCGGCGATCTTGGCCTTGAGCTCCTCGTTCTCCTTTACAAGCGCGTCGTAAGACTCGGCGCGGGCTTCGTCAAACGTCTTGCCCGCTTGGAAATACGCCACGCCCCGATCAAGCCCGAACGCGTCGATATATCGCTGAAGCTCGGCGTCTCTGACGGTCGGCCCGTCTTGTACCGGCGCGGCCGGATCGGTCGCGAACTTTACTTGCCCGTCTGCTGCCATGTGAATCAATCCTTTCTGACTAAGCGGAACAAATTCTGTTTGAACGTCGGTCGGATAAGAGCAGACGCTGATTCCGCGCAGCTCTGCTCCGGTAAATATCGCGAGCGGCCCCTGATACTTGCGACCGTTGAGATCAATCTCCTCGCCCTCTTTGAGATCGAGACGCTCGGCGCGCGAGAAGTCGATTGTCGGCGAGATTCCAAACGGCACAACGCGGCCACGCTCGGCGACTTCGGCGGCGACGTCGCCCGGCCTCGTCGAGACGAGCGTTCCGGCCGCTTTCAGGCCGTCCTCGTCGAGATAGACGCGAGCCTTTCCAATCACCTGATCTTCATCGTGATTAAAGTCAACGATGACGGGATTTTTCGGCAGTCTCAGCGAGTCGAAATCGAACACGAACTCGGCAAAGTCGCCGCCCGGCAGCTTATGCCGATTTTTCTCGGCGGTAAACACAACAGCCTCAAAGTCAAACGTTTCCACGGCCGTCTCCTATAATCCGGTGTTTATAGCCTGTTCACGCCCAAACGGCAGCCAGACCCCAAATTCCTCGCCGAGTCGGCGGGCGTCGCCGATCTTCTCGATGTTCCGCGTCAGGCTCTCTCCAAACGAGTCGGCGAGCGCGTAAGGATCGACAAGCCCGGCATTAATCGCCGCTTGAGTCTCTTTTACGTACTCAAAGAGACGCCAGAGCGGAAGACCCGAGCCACGCCAGCCGACCGAACCTCTCAGATCGCCGAGTCTCCACCCGCTTGGCCAAGCGTCGAAGAGCGGATCGGTCGGATCGGTCAGCCAGTTCGGCAAGAGCCAATCAAACAGCCACGAGTCGAGCATCGCTCGCGTCGGCTGCTGCTTCTTTTCCACGGTGTCGAGGTACTGCTCAAACTCACCTTTCGACCCGTAGAAATTTGTCTTGGAGCCGTCGAAAAAGCTGTATGGCAAATCAAACGCGCTGAAAATCAGGCGGATGACGAGTTCGCAGAACGATTGAAAGTTCTGTGACGGGTTGTTACTCTCCATGAACCGAGCATCCTCCCCTGCTTTTAGCGCGAGGTGGAGCAGATCATGACCGAACGCCTCTTTGAGCTGCTTGTCAATCTCGGCCGGATCCGTCTGCTTCACCCCTGCCAGGTTCCCCCCGTCGTCGAGCGTCGTCACGAGGCCGAGCATCTGCTCGAGCTTCTGCTTGCTGAGCGCGAAGTCAAGACTGTCGCTCAGATAGGACAGCGCCCTGACCGCGGGCGCAAACAGCGAGACGCCCCTGATCTGATCGCGTCGCGTCCGATATGCGAGCAGATCGAACCAGCGCGCCGGCACTCGGCGCTCAGGCGCCATCAGACCGTTCGGCTGGCGACTCCACACCTGGAATTCAAGCGGCGCTCCAATCCGATTGACGTGGACGCCCTGAACCCAGTCGCTCGACATACTTTCGCCAAAATCGGCCGGGTTCTTAATCCGGTCGGCCTCGACGATCTGAACGCGCCCGTTGCTGAGCCTGAGAATCCCCACGTCGCCGTCTGTCGCTCGATGCGATTCGATGATGGTTATGAGCTCGTCAAAATCAGAGCGGCCCGCGGCGTCGCAATTCTCGCGGCGTTTCCAGTCGGCGACGCGGCGCTCGAGCGCCCGATTGAACTCTCGGTTCGGCGTATCTGCAAAGAACCGATAATAACTGACGAACTGCAAATGCTTTCGGAGCGCGAACCCGGCGATAGAGAAGTTCCTCAGCTGCTCGCGAGCCTCAGAGATCAGAATCTGTCTCTTCCACGGCGGCAGCTCCCCGTCCTCTGATCGCGAGGAGCTCGTCAGCGGTCGCCGCGTCGGCGACGCCTCGACAGCCTGATATGAGAACGCGATTCGGGCCGCGTCGATCCCAGTCAACAAAGCGCGGCGGGCGCGAGTAAGAAGCGACGTCTTATTTTTTTTCATTGTAGATCGATTCCATAAATGCGCGACGTTCTGCCAGTTAGACGATCGTATTCCGCTTCAAGCTCTCGCAGCTCGGCGCGGGCCTGAGCTCTGTCGAGACGCTCGGCGATCCCGTCGATCGAGATCTCAGTCAACAAGGACGGATCCTCTAAAGCGGCCCGAAGATTGACGATCCGCGTCATGACCGACGCGATCCTCGCCGACTTCTCTGTGTCAGACATCCTTCCTCCTTGGATCGTCGCTCGTCAGCAAGCCGAGGCTCGACGCGGCGGCGAAATTGTAGGTGACTGTGTCAAAAAAGTGATTATCCGGTCGATTAATGTTCGGGCTCCACTCAGTCACGCGGTTCGACCCGAACTCGACCAGCTTGGCCGTCTCTGCTGCCAGATGCTCGGCGAACATCCGATGCTCGGCGCGGCTCGATCCGTACAGACTGAGACTCCCCGATTCGCCCGGATAAAGCGCGAGAGCCTCGTGAACTCGCGTCTTCCAGTAGTTGACGTCGACGAGGAACGACCTGAGCGAGCCTCTCGCCGTCTGCTCGTCGATGAGATGCCAGCCGAAGTTCCGCCCGGGCCGCTTCGGCCACAGTCGCATCGGCGACTTCTTGGCGACCACAGCGACGCCTCTGGTCGGTATTATCACGCGAGGATCGACCGACCTGATCGCATTCTCGACCACTTCCGGCTTCCAGCCGACGTCGACGAGGATTCGGTCGATATAAGCCACGCGCCCGCCATCGCTTGGATCCGTCTCTGTCTTGTACTCGCGGCCGAGCAGATCGCGGAAGAGCCAATCGAGCCCGCGGGCCACGCGGCCGTCAGCCGTCGAATCGGGATAACGTCTCTTCAACGTTTCCAGCCCTCCGTCGCTCTTGGCAAAATATCGCCGTTTCTGCTCAGGATATACGCCATAATCGACGACGCGGCCCGTGAAATCAGGCGACCACGCGACGACCGAGTAGAACAGGACGTCGCCATGAACGTCGACGGCGGCCGTCAGCTTGACCGCGTCGAGCGGTATCACGCCCTGAGGATATCCGCTCAGCTTGGTTCCGATCTCCTTGGCCGTCAACTTAACCGACCCAGACGCGGCCTCCATCGGCTGATTCTGCTGCTCAGCCCAGAACGCCCTCTCTGAGTCGCACCAGCGGCCCATATAGTACTCGAGCGAATCGACCAGCTTCGTCCCGGTGTAAGCCTCAGGCCAAGAGACGACGGCGCCTTCTCTCATCTCCTCTAAATGCTCGCGATAAAAGGCGGTGGCTCGGCCCGGATCGTCGAACCAGATCGAGCGATACTCGCGCCACAAGTCGAGGCGCGTCGGCATCTTTTCAAGCGAGGCGAACCTGAGCCCGTTCCAGCGCGGATAAAGCTCGCGATTCAGCGTTCTGTCGCTGTAATCGTCAGGCGCTCTGACTGTGCACGTCTGGATCTGTGCCAGCTCGGCCCCATTCTCGACAAGCCCTTCGAGCGTCCCTGAGACCGTCTCCTCTAAGGCCGCCACGCGGGCCGGATTGACCGCCACGTCGTCAGTCTGCAAATCGTCTAAAAAGAGCAGATCGGGCCGGTCTGTCGAGCCGTCCGGGTTCTCAGCCGTCAGGCCGCGGATCGCCGACCTGACTCCATAGGCCGCAATCGTCGCCCCTGACGCCTTGGAGCCTCTGATCGTCGGCAACCTGAGCGAATCCGCGGCGATGACGACGTTCGTCGGCTCGCCGTAGAACAGCTGACCGCGGGCGAGTAGGGCGGATCCTCTCAGCTTGGAAAGCGGAAAGCAGATCTCAGGATAATCGGCCGCCAACAGGCGCGACTCAGCGAGACTCGCTGATATTGCCTTCAGCAGCTTTCGAGCCTCTTTCGTATTCGCGGCGACGACGACGACGAACCGGCGCCAGCCGTTGACGAGCGCCCAAACGACCGAACCCACGCAGATGGTCGTCTTTCCTGAGCCTCTCGGCATCGCGACCGCTTGCTTTCCCCCGTCGCGAACGACGCGCTCGATCTCTAAGATGAGGCGTTCGTGGTTCTTGCCGAACGGCTTCTTGAATTTTTTTGGATAGTAAGTCAAGAGAAACGAGCGGAGGCTCTTGGCGCAAGCTGCGCGGCGGGCCGGATCCTCGACGGGCGGAAGCGGCGAAATCTCGCGGCCGACCAGCGACCTGAGAGCCGAGACCTCACGCGCCCGCTCTTTGATCTCTTGATAGCTGGCAGAGCTCAATCGAACCCTCCAACCTTGGCGGCGACGAGCCGGGCGAGCTCTTCGATCGGAAGACCCTTCGGCGCGACTCCAAGAGCCTCTAAATGCTGACGCGCTATCTCGACCGACTGAGCGGCGGCGTCGACCGTCTGACCGTCAGGAACGTCCTCAGGCCGTCGCGAGTAGCCTCGGCTCTTGCCACGATTAACGAGATAGAAGATGATCAGCTTGGCGTTTCCAGCGCGAATCCCTTGGAATAGCTGACCCTCGACGAAATCGAGCGCCCGCTCGTTGACCTCTCGCACAGCCTCGTCGAAACCCGGATCTTTCTGTCGCCATTCGTAAAAAGTCGCCCGGGAGATCCCGATCTGTTGACAGCAAGCAGAGACGTTCCCGAGGTTCCTGTTGAGCAGCTCGATCGCCTCGCGCTTGCGTCGGTTCCGTCGATATGCGGGCGCCTTGCTTTTCGTCGTGTCAACGTTAGACAGACCAAGCTCGGCCAGCTCTCGCGCCGATCCTCTTGTCTTGTCTGCTTTTTTCGCCACGTCTCAGGCCCCTCTCTCAGGTTTTTTCTCGGCGGCTCTTCGGCCGCTTCGGCGCCGATTCCGTCACGATCTCCTCAGAATCCTCTCCGTCTGCTATATCCTCAGGCCCGAATCGATAGTAGATCGTCTCGATCCGCGGCTGATGCTCAGCCCCGCACGTCGTCAGCGCGTGATAATGCTTGACGCTGAATCCAGCCTGCCTGAGCCGTTGAAAGGCCGGG